TCACCATTGATAGAATTAACACCTGAAACACCTGAATGTGCATAATGCTCAACACCAACAAATGCAGCATTACCGTGGTGATCTGTCATACGGCTTAAAGTAGGAACCATTTCAGAACCAACATACATGTACAAGCCTGAAGCAACAACATGAGTATCAACTAAACGAGAACCAACAATAACATTAGTTTTCTTAGGTGTACGGTTGTTAAACAAATCAATAGCTAAACGCTGCATGTCATCATAGCTTACTTCAGTAATACCTGAAGCTTCACCAGAAATAGTTGCATCTGAAGTAGCAGTACCTGAATACTTAACAACACCTGCACCATTTAGTAGATCCATTTGCAATAAGTCTTCTTGTAACTCATTAGCAGCCATAATCATCTCACGAGATAAATGACCATATAATTCGTTATCAGTATCGAAGTCTAGTGCATCACGAGAAAATTCAGTGAAGAAACCAACTTTGGTAATCTCACCTTCAATAACTTTACGTGAAGAACCTACACGGTTATTACGTCCACCAGTTTCACCTAAAAGTGGGATCTTACCATTTACAGTAGTAACGTCTTTACTTGAACCATAAAGGTTACCATCAGAAATAGTTGCACCTGAAGCATCAATACCTTGATCGTTAACGTTGGCATCGTCAAGAATAGGTAAGTAATGGTACATTGAAATCTTTTTACCATAGTGCTTAGGCATATTTTTAGCTGAAGATAACTGACCGAAGTAAACTTCTTTAGCAGCTTCAATTAAAGACATTTTGTGGTGGTATTCAGTATTAATCTGACGACCAGTACCTTGATCAATTGTTGCAGGAGTTCCGCCAGCTGGATCATTATAATTTGTTGACATAGTTGTATACCTTATATTTGGATGTTATTTATCTTCAAGAACTCAGCATCATCCATAGCAAGATAACTATTTTTTGGTTTAGCTATTGTTTTGGATGAACTTCTTGAAGAAGTAGCAGCTTTTCTCTTTTTAGAGAGAGCATTATCTAAAGGCTTAATTTCAGTTCTTGCTACAGGTTTTGCTTGTGGGGGGGTTAAAGTCCCTGCTTGCATCATCTGTGCTCCAACTGTTTTATAAGCTTCAAAGTCTGACACACCACTTAAACCACCGAACATTTTAACACGTTCAACTTCTGCGTTTACTTTATCGAAGATGCCAGCTTGCATTTGTTCGTTAAGGTTACGTATTAGTTCTGGTTCTTGTGTAAGTAGCTGTTTACTCTTCGCATCCCATTGGTTGCCTACAAGGTCTATACATTTATCATAAGTAGGTGTACTCTCTAAACTTTCGAGTACCTGCTCAAGTTGTACGGCTTGTTCGCTAACTTGGTGATTTGTAGGGGTATATTCTACATTGTCTTCTTCATTATCAAAACCTTCTGGCTCATAGTTAGAATCTTTAATTAACTTAGCTATGGCTTTTGGATCGTTTTTACTTAAATCAATTAAGTAGTTTAACTTAGTTTCATCGAGAAGTTCATGCTTCTCTAAAGTTTTAAGAACTTTCAAGTTTGGAGACAGCTCTTGCATCTTCTTAGTGTAATTAGCACCAAGCTGCATAAGAGTTATTGCCTCATCTGCGTTCTTCACTTGCACATCTTTACCATTTGCACGGAAAGGTTGCAAGACTTTTTCTAAATCTGAAGGTTCTGATACCTCCTCAGAAGCTTCCTCTTCAAGAGTTTCTTCTTCGGAAGGTAATTGGTCAAGAGGTTCTTCTTCTGTTTCCACAGGGTCTTCTGAAGGCTCCTCTGACTCATCTTCTAAACCAGAGTCTACTATATCGGTAGCTTCTTCGCTAGTACCCTCTGGTAAAGTATCTAAATTATCTTCTTGGGGAATATCTACATCATCCCCACCCATTAAAGACTCACCTTGGTTTAAAAAGTCTTTATCACTCATATTTAAAAGATCAGACATAATTTAATCCTCGTATAAATCAAGACTACTTTCTAACTCTCGGGCAGCTATTAAACTATTTTCTGATTGAGCACCCATAGCTTTTACACCACGAAAATAATGATTGAGTTCACCTATCGAATCAATCTTACGTGTATTTGCTTCCATAATTTCAGGAACGCCTCTCATTTCAGGCATACCACGCTGCATAACTAAGTTATTTGAAAAATCTTTAAAAAATCCTGTTTCAATTACAGTTTTAAAATCAGGCTGACTTTCCAACCGAACCAATGCATCTCGCATTGCTATAGCTTTTTTAGCTTGTTCGATCTCTGCGTTTAAATTACGTGTTTGTACTTCTTGGTCTTGTTCAATCATTTTAAGTTTCCTCATATAGAGACTTTAGTTAATGGGTGTATCTTTATTAAGATCTGCTTTAAGAATTTCCAATGCCATATTACCTTTAGCTTGGGCTTGATTCTGTTGCATCTCTCTTGCGTGCTTGGTTCCTGAGTTTTGCTCAAGGAAATCCAAATTCTTCTGATCCGTATCGGATGCAGTATTACCTGCTTTTGCTCCTGCTTCATTAGCCTTAGCCATATCAAGTTGAGCTGCAGTTTGTAATTTCTGAGTTTTAGCTTGTAATTCAGCCAGTTCAAGTTGTAACTTTGCTAACTCTAACTGTTGTAGCTGCTCTTGTACAGGGTCTGGAGCAGGTTTAAATTCTTCAATACGTTTTGCCAAGTTAGGCATTTTACGTAAACGAGCAATATCACCTAACACTATCTGTGACATCTCCATAGGTAAAGTGTTACCCATAGTCTGTAACATAAATGCTAATTCTTGTGCTTTTGTATCATCTGCTTCAGCAGTTGAAATACTAACTTCAATATCATAGTTACCCTCTAAATCTTCTCTACGGATAGTTACAAAGTCTTCATCAGTTACACGAATGATCTCTTCATCAGAAAGAAAAGCACCATTCATTGCCACAATCTTTTTAGCTACTTTTTCCATAGCCCTAGCGTATCTACGAAGTATTCCAGTTTCACGTTTAGTAGCCGCATCAAGTACTCCACGAATACCTGTAGCTGTTGCGCCTAACGCATCACCACTCATACCACCTGAATAAGGTTTAACACCTGTAAGACTTTCAGCTTCATTATTTTGCAAGCCAATCATTAAACTTACACTGTTAGGTATTTCAGGGTAAGTATGTTCAACCATAGCCTGTCTAGGATCAACCATAGGATTAAACTCATAGTCTTCACCTTGAGCGTACTTTCTTTTGTTTACAACATCTAGTGCATCCTGTCTCATACCTTTTTGACCTACAGCACTTCGTGCCATAGTATCAATAGCTCCACGGTAAACAGCACCAATAATAGCTTGGTTGTCCTTAAGTAAAGCACCATCTGGTTCACCATACAAACTTTTACGTACAGGAAGATATTGAGTATCTACAAATGGGATACATTTATCAGGGTATGGGTTTTCTTCAAACCGAACCATAACAGAATTAACCCAAGTAGCTACAAAAGGAACAGGTACCCCTGTTTCTTCCATATCCCAATATCCCCAGTATTCATATGCAACAAATTTTGCACGAGGATCATCTTTAAAATTAAAAGCACTATCACCAGATATTTCATGGTCAGGTGCGTTTAATAAACTAGAGGTATCTACGTTAATTTTATCAAGGTTAAAATATCTATCAGGTTCTTTAGCAAGTGCTCCTTTAGAAGTCTCAAAAGAATAAATAGCAAAACCTGCTTTCTCCATGTTACCTTCACAACTTGGATCAATTACAAGATTGTTAGAATTACATACTTCTATAGTAGGTTGATTTTTAATTAAAACTGTTTCGGTAACTTCTTGCATTTCTTGTAACACAGGATAAATAGGTTGACCTTGTTGAGTTGTTAACGATAATGCTTTCTGAATATGTTCTGGTACATGAGCTTTAAATGCATACGGGTCTTGTTGTTGAACCATAGCTGCTTTTTGTAACTCTTCTACTTGTCCTTGCTGTGTAGCAGGATAGTACTCATAAATAGGTACTTCTTTTGTAACTTCTTTTTCTTCACTTTCCCAACTTATACGTAAAAAAACAGTACCTTCATCAATACCTGTACGGGAGAACTCATCTACAAAAGCAACTTTGTCTATTTGGTTATTCCACTGGTAATTTAAAAGTGTACTATTCTGCTGCGCAGAGAGCTTATCTTCGTGTGTTCTAGGGTGCAAAGTAAACATGTCAGGAGTTGAAAGAAAAGCTTCTGAAATTGCTGCATAGCGCCACTCAGCATGTTTACGTATGAGCTTAGGTTGTACAGCACTTTTACCTTTTTTCTTTTTAAGTATAGCTGAACCAGTAATATTTAAATGGTCTAAACTGTCTGTACGCTTAATCATCTGAGCGTCATGGTAAGGTTTAGCATCTTGGAAATTTTGTTTAAGGTCAGCAATGTTAGGGAGATTTACCCAACCTTCTGGAGCGTGCCCTTCAGGAATTGCAAGTTCTTCGCTGTCGTCACTATTTGTGTTTTCATTCATGTGTAAGTTTCTCACTACCAAATATTAAATATATTAAACTGCGTAATTAACTAGTAGTTCAGGTATTGATACAACTAAACTAGTCTCAGAGTTTACAAGCACCAATACAGGTTGAGTGTACTCATCATTAATTTTTAACTCAATAGTAAAAGTACCTTCCACTAAGTTAAAGTTATATAAACCATCAATGCCTATTTCAACTTTAGCAGTTCCACCTATAAAAGTAACTGTACTGTCATTTGCAGTTATTCTTACAGTACTTGCTACTTCTGTATTAGAAGGGTCAACTAGTGTCCCTGTAACTTGTATCATTTTAAATCCTTCTGAGCACAAATAGGATACATACTAACATCTAGTCAATACGTATCCTAGTGCTTTATATTACCTTAACTTTTTAACTAACCTTCACTTGAAGTTAACGATAGTCGTTGACTCGGTGTCCAGTTAGTCCCTTGCATAAAGTTAGTGCGTGATGTCATTAATAATCTGTACGCTCTAATATCACTTGAATAGTCGCTGTCGTAAAATGTGAAACCACGATTTAATGATTGATATCCTGAGTTAATCCATCTACCTTCGCCTTCTGGTTCGTATGTACTGTAGTAAACCCCTCTTTCACCTAATAGTGATCTACTTGCTTTATCAACCCATACACCCCCCAAATATTGTTGAAACACAACAATACACTCAGGTACAGGTATGTCTTGGGTGGTTAATTCAGAAGAACCATAAGGGTTATTATATCGTGAATTAAGACTTACAGAGTAGTTAACAGCAATTAAACCTTCATTCGAACCTATCGAGATATCTACATTCGCAGTGTCTGCAAGATCTGAAGTTGCTTTAGAAGTTTGTAACGCGCCACTGATTATCGTGCCACCAAAATAAGCATCACCATCTGTTGTAAGATACGTAATAGCATTAGATTTAGTTACATTTGTGTAGTTAATTATATTGTCTGCAGGATCCCCCACTAAATGCCTTTCACCAAACCACTCAATAAATTGACCTGATGAACCAAACCCATCTGCTGCTGAAATACGCATGTGAGAACTACCTACATACTCAATTTTAGGTGAACGAAGTCCTACGTTTGCAACAATTTTTTCCGTGGTTATTACATTTGCAGCTAGCTTATCTGTTGTAATAGTTTCCGTAACTAAAGCTTCAGCTGCAACTGTACCATGAACTAGCTGGTTTCCATCTACAACGTCAATAAAGTTTTCCCACGTTGTACCGTTGTACAGGTAATCTAAACGAAATCTTAAAGTTTCATCTGAGGCAGAATCATTTACATAACTCAATACATCTTTGTTTTGAGGTTGTTTACTTACAGCAGATACAAAATCACTTGTTTTAATTGAATTAGACTTAGTAGCAATTGAATTTTCAGATGTTGTATTTGGAACAATAATAATGTAACTACCTGAACCAAACTCACCATTAGTACCTGATGCACCTGAAGGCCCAAAAGCTATTCCAGTTATACTTATATCTGGATAATCAGCTGTACAATCAAATCTATACGCACCACTAGGAACATTATTTGAAGTGTAAAACACTGTCCCATTTTTAAGGTAAGTTACTTCTTTAGTATCATTTACAACTGTTAAAATATCCGAAGGAGCATAAGAAACCCCTGTATCCAAGGTAAATACTCCCTCTTCATAGATATATAATAAATTATTACGACCTAAAATGGCATAATCTATCGTACTGTAATGAGGTGAAGTTCCTATATCATTTGAAATACCAAACATTAATCCTTCAGTACCTGTGGCTTCTGAAAATACAGCTGTAGAAAAACAACCACCAGAATAAGACTCGGCAGAGTAAGCTCCTGCATTCCAAGCTGTGTTTGTCCCCACATGTGTTTTCTTAAATGTATTCTGGCTAACAACTCCGTATGCTGGAGCAGAACTTATTAGTGTAAAAAAAGATACACCATCAGTTCCGTTAACACTTGCTACTACAGCATCTTCCCAATCATTTACAACAATATTTTCTGTAAGAACTTCAGCTGAAGAAGTTACAGGTGCAACAGTTATCCACAACTTGTTCCCCTCTCCAGTACTACTTGGGCGAGTTGTTTGCCAGTTTCCACTAGAAGTTGCAGTAATTTTTTGAGTGGCAAACTCAAAAGTAAGTGTTTCTGCAGGTAAACTTACACTGTTAACATTTGAACCAGTAACTTGGTAAAGATACGCAGTAGCAAACTTAACACCATTTTTATTTAATAAGTCTACATCCCAATTATCAATACTTGGATCAATATCCAGTTTAGAAAAAGCAATACCCGAAGCTAACCATAAAGGTAAATTTGACTCAGGAGGTAATTGTTGACTCCATCCTGCAGTATTACCTGAAATATTTGTTGCAGTTTTAGTAACAAAATTATAACTCCAATTACCAACTGTACTGTCTGTTGGGTTAGTTGCCGACCTAGTGTACAAAAATAATGGAAAAGATTTATCACCATAATCTATACCTAGTTCAGGTTTAATTTTAGTTGCCCCTACCCAAGGAGTAGTAGTGTATGTTCCAGTTACAGCTAAGTCCCAATCAATACCTAAATCAGTATTACGTGCAGCTTGATAAGCTGCTTGGTTATACCACCAAACAGTTCTTTCATACTTGTAAACATCATCATTTACTAAATTTTTATGCCAATCCACAACACTAGGAGTTACTGCATTAAACGCAGCAGTACCATCTGAACCATAGTAAACTTCAAACTCAGGTATCCAACCATCCTGCCCGTCACTTCCTCTAATTCTTTCTGGTTCACGCCAGTCTCCAATACCTGTTTCGTTAAGTACTTCCCGCTGTCTTCTCCATACATCATTAACAGCATAAACACTTCGCCAAATATTATTAACTAAATCTTGTTCACTAGCATATTGAGTCTGTAAATAATAAGTATCACCTACTAAACCATCTTGTGCTGCAAGTTTGACATATTGAATTACGCCAGTAAGTTCACTGGTATTATCTGCATAAAGTGTAACTTGACTGTCTTTTCTCCAAATATCTCCTTCAACATAGACTACATGCCAAGGGTTATTTAAACCTTTGTCAGTTGAGTATTCATATTGCCAAGATAACGTGCTACCATCGGCACCTTTAAAATCTTGTGGGTTATTTACAGTTAAATTACCAAACAGGTTTACTTCATTTGCTTCTGTGTCAAATTCTACAAGGGGAACTCCATCTCTACCTTGGATAATACTTTTATCTACTTGAGTAGTTAAATTAATTCCTGTGCTGTCTGCAAATAACTTTTGAAAACCTTCAATGGGATTGCCATTTTTACTATATTTAAGTCGTATTCCCTTTTCAAATAAAGCGTCAACTAAATCATTAGCATCTACATACTTAATTTCTTCTTTAGTGTAAACCTCACCTTCGTGAATACCTTCGCCTGCTTTATAACTTTTATTTGAAGCTGTTACAGAGGCACTTTGAGCTGCCCCACCTTCAGGTGTGTACGTTTGCTCAAGTTTTAAAGTTTCGGTGCTCTCAGCACTACCTAGGAGGCTAATACTAGAATGTGTAACGTCAATATCGGTAAGAGTTAAGTCGTTTATTACTGAACCCACTGAACCAGTGAAAGATGTGGATTGAGTTGCTTTTTCCTGTCCGTTTGAACTTTGAAATATCCCAAAAGTAGTTACTCCATTTAAAATAGGAGTTGTAAATTCTTGAGTATTGCCTAAAGCATAGTTGGCACTATTGTCAGAATAACTGAGTAACTGGGTAGACTGATTACTTAAACCAGTGCTAAGAGAAAAGTTTTCTGCTGCCAAATACTGTTCTGAATTCTTATGTATAGTTTTTTGTTCATTTGAGTAAACACCATCTAAACTTACTTGGTGCTCATCTACAAAGTTCCACTCATCACCATTAATTGTTTGGTTAAAAAGTGTTTCCCATACAGTAGGTAACTCACTAGAAATAGTTACTACAACTGGAGAAGCGTATCTAATTAATTCTTGAATACTAATATTAGAAGGAGTACTCGAATCTACTAATACTGTACCTGAAATATGAAATTCATCTGTATATAAAACTTCTAAAAGATACCGTCCATTTTCCAGTGGAAAAGTATATAACCCAGCTTCATCGGAAGTATGAGTTGCATCCATTTGATTTAAGATTTCACCTGTTGTACTTAAAGCGGTAAGTCTTATACTAGCTAAAGGAATTACACCCTGCATAGGATCGACTAATGTACCTGTAATAGTTATCATTTAAAAGCCTGTTAAATTATTTAGAGTTACGTACTAAAGTATCAAATTGTTTACTTGTTCTTGAGGCAAAGTACCAACCAACTGCAGTGGAAGTTAAACCTGTTGTAGATAATACTACAATTCGGTATAAACCTAATAGTTCATCTGAACTAAAGGCTGTTAAACCTCCTGTAAGTGTTTCTAAAGCAATAAGTATAGTGTAGGTCTGATACATTAATATACCTAGTATAGCGGGGCGTATAAGAGCTTTGAGGTGTTCTGCAAACTTACTTGTAGTTGTCTGACTTAACTGAAAAGCTTTAGCTTCTAATTTTTCAACTACTAGCTCACCCGCAACACGAGCTGTTTCAATTCCCATCTCAGCCATTTGGAGTGCTGCATCAGTCTTTGCTGCAACCATATCCAGTTCATGGTTTAAAGTCATTTGTATGCTAGCTCTTTCTTCACGTTTTGAAAGGTATCCAAAGATACCTCCTAAAGCTGAACCAAAACCAGCTGAACCAAGTATATCTAGTAACATAAACTTTCCTTAATCTTCTTGTTTAACCTGAGTGTTGTTAATACACTTTACAAACGCACCTAACAACGCAGCTACAAACGCAAAAAAACCTGCAACACTTTCTACACTTAAAGTAGTATGATTATTTTCATAGAAATCCCAAACTTTAAGTAACATGTAACCTAAAAAACAAACACTACCTATTGCTAGTATCCTGTATTGTTTTAAAGAAGTATGTAAAGGTTGTTTTCCAATGTGCTTGATCATTATTTGCTTCCATTATGTTCTAAAGAATAATGGTTACCATCATTAAATCTACCACCCCATCTACAATCAGGGTCTAACGATTCCCAGTATAATCCAAATGGTTCATGATCTTTATCAGTAGTTAAGTAAACACCATCTTTAAATAAGTTTAAATCTAATGCTAATCTAATTTTGTGGCAGGAATTGCGATGTCCGTAAGCTTTCTTTTTTCCAATATGTCCGTGAATTCTTGGATCTCTAAATGCGTCACCAAAGGTAATTTCATACCCCCGTGCATGTATAAAATCTAATAAATTAGAAATTAACCTAGTAAACTTTTTTTGTTTATCACCTAAACTCATATTAAAACCTTTTTAAAATAGTTACTAAAAAATATTAGGCATGTTTGCTTTTATAAAATCAACAAAGTAAACGACTACCGTTGCAATTAATCCCCATTTGGTAACCGCTACAGCAAAATTTTGTAAAACTTTTACTATACGAAATAACCCTACAGCATCTCGGTGTAGTTGCATAATCCCACGAGCTTCTTCAGCAAGTTGTTTATGTGATGCAGTGTTTGCTGCTATTGCTTCGACTAATGATTCCATAAAGTGTTTATTCTCTAAACGGTCGTTAACGTAGTTCAAAGAATGTTCTTCTCGCCACTTTTCTAACTTTTCAATTCTAACTACGTAAGGACAATCCATAAGTAAACATCAACCCGAAAAATAAACACAAAGAACATAGATACTAACATTGACGTATTTATCAAACAAGAAACGCTTTAAATAACATTAACTTCTGGTTAACATTAACCTTTAGTTTTGCCCTTACCCCATTCACCTTAAAAAGGTGCCCACCTATTATGTTTTTCTACTGCATACTCTGTTTTACAGTGATCTGTTTCCCAGAAAAACAACATATCAATTGCTTTCTCAATATACTTCCAACCCTTTAACTGTAGCACCTGTGCGCAATAATGTGTTCGGGCTGAAAAAGTGTAAAACCTACACCCTCCTGTAAGTCCATTTAAAACATGACTAAGCAAGGAAAGATTAGTCAAAATATAGTTTTTAATTTTACTTAAATATTTTTTCATTTTACCACCTATTAAATTTGTATTTATGTCCATAAATCAGTTTGTGCTTGTCCTGCTAGTTTTAATGCAGTTAATAATTGAAACTTACTAACCCTTACAGGTTCGTTATTAGCAAGTACCCACAAAGTAGTTTCGTCTTCATCTAAAACTAAAACAGCGCGAGCCATACGATCTTGTGCAGATTCATCACCATCAAAGACCATACCGTTAACTTCAACGGTAATTTTGTTTACTAACTTTGTACGACTTTTTTTAAATAATTGTCGTAAGTATGGTTCTAATACATCTGCCCCTGTTTGAATAATTGGGCGTATTGGTTCAATAGGTTCAACTTCTGTAAACTGAGTAACAAAACCCTCTTCATCTGTTACAGGTTCAAATGCTTCTTGAGCCTCTACATATTTAGCAAGTTTAGCTTGGTACTCAACATAAGTATCAAACCATCTCCACTGGTAACCTTCAGCAACCATGTCAGCAAACATATCAAGAACAGCTTGAGGTTTATTTAAATTAATTAATCGTTCTAAATCCGACAACTCTTTTAGTTCAGGTTGAGTTATTTGACGCACATAGGTTACTTCAAGATACTCAGGAACTTGACGAGTACGTGTTTCAGTTTCACCCGTTGGCTCGAATGTTTCTTTGTCATAACCTTCAACTTCATAAGTCTCTTCAAGCATCTCACCTGATAGCTCATTAACCGTTTCTTCAAAATAGAAGTCTTTAACAACTTCAGGTACATCATTTATTGTTTCGTACATTTTATCTCCGTAGGGGCATTGCTGCCCCCATTAAGTTGTTAAAGTTAGGTGTTGTTTTTGACCCAACCGTAAGGAAGTGCCAATGTTGCCGTACCAGAGAGGACAGTGTTACCGTTATCGTCCGTATTGGTTGTTTGACTTGAGTTAATTGACATACTACCGTTATCACCCCAGTCACTGTCGTACACTAAATCTTCATATATGTAGTTAAGTGACACTTGTTGGTCATTTTCAACTTGGTAATCAAAGGCTTTAAAAGCTCCACCAATAGGATTAAAGGTATTAATTGAGCTATGTATTACGTAATTCAACGTATTCGCGTTAGCTAGACCGTGGCTTAGTACACTGCTTGTATCCCAACTTAACCAAGTACCCGACAAAATTTTACTTGTTAGTGACTCAGATAATAAAGAACCATACCCAGTTCCATGAAAACCAGATGCGAACACACTACCCAAACCTGCTTCACCGTTTAACACGGGTTCCTTATAAGCAACCTTGGTTTGCTTGGCGAAGGCTGTGTAAGAAATTATAGTTGTGTAATCATAATTAGTACCCCACCCTGAAATTGTGTTAGATATTGAGGCTATACTACGCAAACTTGAACCATAGGTATTGCCATCATCTGATGTATATATTAAGCTTTTAACTGAATTATTTACAGATTTACGAGTGACAGGGCTATTAGATACTTTCATTCCTCCCCAACTACCCATCCAACCATCTTTTAAATCAGGATTAGCAAGGATATTAGCAGGGTCACCAATTACATCAGTTTGAGTGAAATCACCTGATACTGAGATGTTTGTACTTGCAACAACAACAACCAAGTCTGTAGTTAACCTGTTTGTTAAATTAGGTGTAAATACAACTTGAACGTCATTAATTGAATCTTGCGCAGTATTTTGTACACTAGTTACTGTAACCCTATTGTAGGTATTCCCAACATATAGAATATCTCCAGTAGCTACTAATACTTCTCTACTAACATCTAGGCCCCCATACGAAGGTGCATAATCATTACGATTCTGTTTAGTTACCTGAGTAAACTTCAACTTCTCAACACCACGGTATGTTCCGTTCTTCACCATCGCATCAACTTTAGCTGCTTCGGCAGGTGATGATTTATCCCATGCTGATAAACGATAATCGATAACACCACCTTGGCCTGATGCGTATATAGCGTCATAGAATTTACCGTCTGGTCTGGAAAGTTTACCCGATGCCATATCCCCATACCCTGTTAATGCTTCAGTTTTATAGCCTACTGGGTACTGTAAGAAAAACTTAGATTCTTTTAATACATCTGCATGTTTGGTTACAGAATCGGAATGATACCAAGGTTTATCCCCTTGGTTATAAAAATTACGAACGGGGGCAGTGCCCATCGGATTAAAACTAGGATGATAAGCACCTTGGTTCAATCTTGGGACAGTGCCACAGACTAGGAAATAACAGTGACCGTGTAAATCACTTGCACCATTACTATACTCCTCCATCTGAAATACAGCATAGTCTTCACTACTTATCTTGGTGTGTCGGCTGGCAAGTGCGTAGATACCTGCGTAGCCACTTATATAACTGGATTTGTAGTTATTTTTTCCTTGTAACTGTACTTGAGATGCAACTGCATATGTAAATACGCCTCTCGTAGCTGAATTAGCACCTTGCCAATCACCATTACCTGCACCTGCAATAGTACGTTGACGAACTCGCCATTGGTAAAGTTTACCTTCAATCCAATACAAGTTATTCTTAGGATTAGAAAACATCTTAACTTTATTGCTATTACTAGCATTAATGAAATCAACACCTTTACCAACTGAACTCGTGTCTCCGTCAAATACAGCATAGTAAGTAGCAGGGCGATTAGATGATGAGGTACTAATACCGCTCATTGTATTAGCTTTAGCTTGAATCAAACCATTGGGATATACGTATGGGTTAGCGACTGTAACTTCTTCAAGGAAACCCTCAAAGCCGTACATGTCGACTCGTTCGGTTACTACTTGGGTTGTTACTTTTCGGATTAAGAAACTGTATACTGTGGCGGTTGTGGCATTTGACGAACGGAATCCCATAGTCTGTCCTCTACCAGTTTCACCTATGTATTTAGCAGTTATTGTATGCTCACCTGATACCGTCCCTGTATAAATACTTCCTGCAACCAATTCCCAATTAGCTATAAATGGTAAAATATTTAAAGATCCAGATTGAATATCAGAAACCATACTAATTGTGTACGTTACCCCATTAACTAAACTAGGAACAATTATTCTTGTATCTTCCCCCCCTCCAACCTCAGTAACTGATGTACTACCCCCTGAAAAAACCCAAGCAGAGTCACTGTTAGCCCAATACGCATCACCCAACCTAAAGTCACCATTCTTAACAACTCCCTCAAACGCTCTAGCAACAGCTTCATTTGTATCAGCAGCTACATCACCATACTTAGGGTCTACGTCTTTGGTGTAATCAACAATAGTGCCTGTAGCACTGTCATACGTGACTGTGCCATTGGGTGCATCGGGGAATTTTATTCGGCTACGTTGAGTCGTACCAACCGATTCATTGAGCATTCGCAACTCAGTTTCAATTCCTGCAATATTTACATGAGCTAAATCATGCTTAGAAGTACCACGAGCACCTGCGTACTCTCGACCCATGAATAATTCATTGGGGACTGATAGAACAGTATTTAACCCTTGGTTAATTCCGACTTCATTACCATTGTTATTATGCTTACCAAAATGAACAAAACCACTGGCTGCGTATTTACTGTTACCCTCTGCTTGTTCTTCAACAAATACATTACGACCTGTAATCTCAGCAGGTAACCAATCTGCATTTATAGTACCATCGCTATCAGCAATAGGTATTTTACCTGCCTCAGCTGTAAGTGTTGCAGTACCCCCACTAACAACTGCTACTGCAGTATCTCGTGCTTGTTCAACACCCACTCTTGCAGTGTTAGCACTATTTGCGGAAACGTTTGCAGCAGCTGCCTGCGTAGAAGCAGTTTGTGCAGATACAGTTGCACTATCTACTTGTATCTGAGTTTCAGCTAAATTAGCATTAATTTCATCTAAAGGTACATCTATACTATTTTTTATTGCTTGAGTAGCTTGAGCATTAAATAAAGCATTAGCAGCACTACTAGCTGCATCTGTTTTATCTAATCCCGTTTGAACTCTATCATTTGATGTAGATAATGCATTTGCTGTAGAAGTGCTTTCAGCACTTTGAGCAACAGATACTTGACTGTTTACAGAAGCTAATGCATCTGAAACTATAAGTAAATCTGCAGCTACTTCATTTTTGTAACCTTCAGTTTCAGTTTTAAAATCTTCAGTAGAATCAAGGTAAGTTTTAGTAGTTAACTTATGCTGTTCAGTAGTATTTCTATACCCTAATGCTTCAGCAGCTTTTTGTGTTGCAGTACTTGCCGATCCTGCAGCATTAACTTTTGCATTTGTAACTAAAGTCTCTATGGTTTGAATATCATTTAAGTGTTGAGCTAAAGTAGCAACTGCACTAGCTGCATTCGTTACAGCAGTTATATTTTGACCTACTGCACGTACATTTAAAATGTCTGCAGCAACTGCACTTAAAGTTGATAAGTCTGCATGTACCGCAGTTAGCTCAGTAAGTTTTCCACCTATTCCAGTTACAGCAGAAAGGTTATCAACTAATGAATCAATTTCAGGTAATTTATCTTTTACTTGTTGAACAATTGTTAAATTACTTTCTAAGTTTAATACATCTGTAAGGTTAGTTTCTAAATTAAGTAAATTAGAGAGTGAACCATGGAGCAAAAGGAGTTGTACAAGTGAAGTGTGAATTCCAGTTAATGAATTTAAGTTATCAGCAACTGCGATTAGTTTAGTAGAATTTTGACCCAAAACATTTACAGCATTATGTATCGTAGCAACTGTTTCTATTTGTGGACTGACTAAAGAAAGATTTCTAATCTCAGTTTCAAAACTATTTACAGTTTGAATTGTATTGTCATCTAATCCTTGAGAGACAATATCAATCTCACTTAAGTATTCTACAATTTTTTCAATATCTGTTTTTAATTCTACTGCAGTAGTTACAGAATTTCCGAGTACACTTGGTAATAGAGCCATTAGACCCATCCCCCTAATTCAGGTTTAATATTAACTACGTTGTTTGCACTGTTAAGAATATTACGTGTTTCTATTTCAAGGCACAAAGCTTCATAGTGTTGTTTGGTAGCAAAAGCTAAACTAATTCCAGCTTCACCTCCCTGACCTTTTTGTATTCTGTAAGAAACATAAACAAGTAAAGGCTCTAGTAAGGTTTCAGGTATGTAAACATCTTGTTCTAAATCAAGTTCAGATGCTGTTGCAGGTACTGTAATTAATTTATGGTTCGCACGGTAAACCAATGCAAACTTTTGACCTAAAGTTGCATACGGTATTTGTATTGTATCATATGAGGGAATATATACTGAAGTTAGTACGTTGGAGTCATTAATTGCTAGGTCAAGCCCAATTTCGTTATACACACTTTCAATGCGTAAAATATCATTTTCAAATGGCTTTTCTACACTGTCTATTATGTAACCTGCTGCACTATCAACACTTAAAGCAAAATCAGAGTGAAGCTTATAGTTGGTTCTAGTCCCATCTGTTACTAACATTAATTCTTTTTCGTTTATAGGAAAACGAGCGTATAGGTTTTGTAATGCTAAATTAATATGGTTTACAACTTCCATATAATTCTCGGGCTGGATACTTCCACTATCAAAGCCTCCAACACCGAGTTGTTTAAGTTCACCGTAAGTTAAATTTTGTAATATGTATGATAGTTTCATGTATAAAGCTCCTTTGCTTAGCACACAGTATACCCTACACTAGGTAAGAATCTATCTCTCCTTCATTATTATCATCACTAAATTTTGAATTTTCCCATATCCCTGAACTTGGGTTTTTAGTTATTTCCATACTTTGACTGGGTTTCCAAGCATTCATCACTGCTAACATTGAAATGGTATCCGCTGCATCATCATGTGCAGATTTAAAACCTTCTTTAGTTACGTAGTTTAATTCGTCTTGCATCTCAATCATTAAAGGGTGAGTATCTTTAAATTCTACAGGAAAAAACATACGCTTTGCTTTGAACCATGGAACAACAGTTTGAAATCTTACTAATTTTTTACCGTTAGGACGAATACCTAATTTATTGCTATTATTGTCTGAAGCAAGATTAAACCATATATTACGTTCCATCATTTCTTTCTGTATCCACTGAATAAAACCACCTTGCTGTCCAGATACTTCAATACCTACACTTTGTAAATTTAAGTTATACTGTTGTGCAAAACGGAACAAATCATTAATGTTTTTCTCCATTGTTTGCCTCTTACATACTCCATCAACAAGAAACCAATAACCTTTATTGTTAATAGCCCATACGGAAGTAACACTATAATCCGCTGCTTGTTCTTCACTGGTTGCCCAATCAGTAGTAATATAAAAGTTATATACTTCTTTATTATGTATTAAAGTGTTTCGTTCATACCACATTAAGTCAGCATCTAGTATTAACCTGTCTTCATCAGAAGTAATACGCAACATTAACTCTTGGTTAAAAGCCTGTAGTTTTCCTGAGTCTAGTAACAAGTTATACTCTTTTAAAGTAGAATCGTAAGTAAAGCGATCATCCCAAGCACCTTTAAACTCTTCTCTTGAACACGGAAACTTCTCACAAAGTGGGTATGCACGGGTTTCCCAACCTTTACTGCCTGCAGCCTTGTATAAACTATCCGCCTTGTTAAACGGGGTACCTGTCCAAACTACTTTACGTTTAGTCGGATGCATTGCTTGTCGTGCAGCCTTATACACAACGTTTTCAATATCTGACAAAATAGTAGGTGATTTAGCGTTCTTATCTGACATTAAATCATCAAAGCCACACCAAGTAGGGCGCTTACCATACTTTTTAAAACCACGTACCCCAGTCATTGCGGCAAAGCCCCGTATAAAAGTCTTGTGTCCTGAAGTATTAGCAAACTCCCAAGAATCATCAGTAAACTTTGCATACGGAACGTACTGCTGTAAAAACTCACTTTCGTTCCAGCGATACTCAAGTTGGTTACGCATGTTCTTAACACCATTCTCCATAGTATCACTTACATACATTGCTACATCTACTTCACCAAAACCAAAAAACTTACCATAACAAGCCATATATAAAAACGCATACTCGTGTATCACTGTGGTTTTGGCTCCGCCACGGAAAACGATTTCGAGTACGTTATCAAAATGTATTAACCCATCAAGCATATGCAAATGCATAACAGGTGTTTTGTTCTCTTCTCCTTTAGCCCCATTAACTAATTTAATAAAAGTAAGAAACTGCATAGCTTCAACACTCGGAATATACACATTATTTAGCCAATCATAATCAACCGTACTAACATAATCTTCTAACTGCTTAATCTTCTGGAGTGACATCTACGGCTTCCCCTTCAATTACTACTTTCTGGTGCGCCACATCTTTGGCCGTCATAGCTCCTGACTCTAACATACTCAAATGCTGCGCAGCCAAATTAGCCGTAAGAACCTGCAATTCATCAGTAATGCTCGTATCCTTAACCGTAACATCTAACTCAATCTTCTTGGTTTCAGGCGGCTTCAGATGCGTCAACAAACTATTAGCAGCATCCTGCTGCACCTTCTCACTCTGCGCCCCTACCATCAACCTAACTTGTGTATTAATCGCTGCCTGCAAATGATGCGCATTCATAATATGCACAGGAATAAGGGTCTGCTCCAGTATCTTATTAACCAAAGAGGTACCATTATACATAGCAACATGAGCAGAAATATCCTTCTCACTCTTATTATTCGCCACCAAACGCGCATACCTAGCAGGAAACACCTTAGTCCAAGACTGTATATTGCTATCCCCCATACTCTTATAAGTAACATACTTTACCGCATCAATATAACTCTCCATCTTAAACTTGCCATCTTTCAACACAGAAGTATAACTAAGCATATTCTCGATAGCCTGCTCACGCACATCTGGATCACCAATACTCTGATTAATACTATCCATTAACTCCGTATTAACTTTCTTGCTCCATTGCTTAGGCAAAGCTTTCTTAAACGTTTCTTCTGTAAACATGAATTACACCTTAGGTATTCCTTAGTATTTCCCCAAGTATACACAGAACCAGAGGTAATAAGTAACATCTACTTGAAATATCCTGTGTAAGCTCGCCTATACAGTAAAATATGCTCAGAATTTATAGAAGTGAATCGATATACCAAATACATTTAAAGTCCCTTATATAGCCTGTGAGGAACGATTTCGCCTATAGGGAAAATAGCTAGAGTATTACACATGCAGTATTCACACCTGCAGACCTTCAAAATCTAAATACCCCCCCCCTATCTTGTTTACTGCGTAAACGAAGATCTATGAGCAATTTCGCTCTCCCCTACCCTGCAGGTACTACCTATGTTCAAAACTACATATAAAGCTGTGAAGCTCCCTCTTAATTCTTTACATTTCCAACTCAATAAGGCGATTGATCAGCAATCAGCCAAGCAAGAGATCCTTTCTCAAAATGCTGAGCAAGAACTCAGTATTAAGGTAAACCAATGGTTTGCTGATGCCGCATCAATAGAAGCAGAGGCCAAAGTGGCCATCACTACCTGTCCCAAAACTGCAGCCTTCATGACTGCAAGAGCCAATGCCAAAGCGAAGTAATTAATAACCTACCCTTCGGGGTAGGTAACTTTAAAACTTACCCACACCTAACACACACAAGCCTAGACACTAGCCCTGAGACTCAAGACTCAAGACTAGTGATTCAAGACTTAACCACACCTAACACCAGAGATATCCAAGATATCCGTATAGGTAAGAGAGTCAGGACTGCTGGAGTATACTGTTAACAGTTACACACAGCTACCTTACAAGCCTCTCGCTTAACCTAAGCCTTCCCTAATACCTAACGTACACGCTGCACTGTTTAGCTTTCTGACTGCGTCAGAGAAGCTCTATGAGTATACTTCCATACTCTTTAAGTCTAGGAGACTAACATGCATTTATATCAATCATGGGACGATTCGTATTATCTCACTGAGGATTTTGACGGAACAGAGGGGCATAAGCTCCAGTTAGTGGGTACAACCACAGTTGCGGAAATACACGCAATTGTAGGTTACAAAGAAACAATTCAAGTTTATCGTGCAATGCACGGTATGCATTCCTCAATTGAGGTGTTCATATGAATATGTTGAAAATTGAAAGTTCTTACTTTAAAGCACTTTCTACAGGGTCTTATCACGCTGTATTACGTGCAACTAAAGGAGAAAACACCATACATACCGTCTTTGACTCGGAAGGAGACGTAAGTGGTTTTAATATAAACAAAAAGTATTTTGATCTAGACTGGTACCACGACAAAGTAGTTTCTCCTGATTGGGCTGAAAAACAGTGGACTCCACTAGCGAGGAATCTAGTACAACTAGTTTGGGATGAAAACGAGAAAAGAAGAAAAATACATTATAAAGATTAATGTATTTAATAGCGTGAGGCGCACTCGTGCCTCGCGCACCCTATGAGGATTATCCTCAACATGAACACCGAGCACTTTCGCTCAAATATTATCGTCTTGGAGACAACTATGAAAACTTTAACTAACGAACAATTTATGGCTTTATCAAATACTGATCAAGTGTCCTTCTTTAAAGAAGGTGGGAAGTTAATTGCAGATACTGCTGCTACTTCAGTAGGTATCCCAACTTCGGATGTGGAAGACATCTTTGCACATGCGCCAGTGAGTGCTCCTGTAGTGACCAGTGATTTTGATGTTGTAGGCGATGCAGTCTACATGAACATTAACGTTGATATCCTTGGTCAATCATTCAGACTTAAATCTGTAAAATTAACAGAGAAACGTCAATGCATGGATGGTTGGGATAAAGAAGCTAAAACTTGGAAAGACGATAACGCTGACGTTATGAGTCTTATTGAAATGGTACGTGAGCATGGTTCTAACCTTGTTAACGAGCATGTTGAATCAACTGTTAGATTTGGGAAAGCAGGTGAGAAGAACACTGCCAAGCGTGATCCTCTTGCAGCTTTGTTAAAAGCTCAAGCTACAACCCTATAACCCACAGGAACCAATGAGCATTAGCTTGTTGGTTCTTTAACCCATATTGGAGATAGAAATGACATTAAATGAAGCATTAAATAAAGGTCGTAAATATAGAGTTGTAATCCTACATAGTAATGTACGTACGTTCAAACTTAACCCAGGTATAACTTGTACAGACGGATATAGTATATCTATCCAATGTGGTGTAAATATGTACTGCAACCCACGTGAGGATATATTAGATGTAGGGGGTTATACAGAATTTGAGTTAGGTTTTCCTAATCAA